GACCAGACTTAAGCGCAGTTATTCCAGCGACTACATGGAGTTTGGATACTTGGGGTGAGTATCTAGTTGCCTGCTCATCCACAGATGGAAAGCTGCTTGAATGGCAATTAAACACCGCTAATGATGCGGCAGCCCTTACTAACGCGCCAACTAGCTGTACTGGATTGATTGTTACCCAAGAACGATTTTTATTTGCATTGGGTGCGGGTGGTAATCCTCGTAAAGTTCAATGGTGTGACCAAGAAAATAATACTTCATGGACTCCTTCCGCTACCAACCAAGCTGGCGACTTTGACTTAACAACGATTGGCTCGTTGCAATGTGCTAAACGGATACGTGGCACTACTATTTTGTTTACAGACGTAGATGTACATACTGCTACATATATTGGCCCACCATTTATTTATAGTTTTGATCGTGTTGGATCTGGTTGTGGTGTTATTTCTAAGCAATCAGTAGCAACTACTGACAATGCTTGTATTTGGATGTCTGGATCAGGATTCTGGGTATACGATGGATTTGTTAAGCCATTGAATTCTGATGTTTCTGACTACGTGTTTAAGAATATTAACATTGTTCAATCATCTAAGGTTTATTGTGTACACAACTCTACTTTTGGTGAGATTTGGTGGTTTTACCCAAGTGCGGCATCTAGTGAAGTAGACTCTTACGTTTCTTACAATTATCGTGAGAATCACTGGGCTATTGGTACGTTAGCACGTACGTGTGGGACAGATCGTGGCATCTTCACCAACCCACTAATGGTTTCTACAGATGGATACGTCTATGAGCATGAAGTTGGCTTTGCTTATGATGGTCAGACATTGTTTGCTGAGTCAGGACCAGTAGAGTTAGGCAATGGTGATAGAACCATGAGTTTGACAGGATTAGTTCCTGATGAGCAGACTGCGGGTGACGTACAGGTGCGTTTTAGCACTAAGTTCTATCCAAATTCTACAGAATATAACTATGGACCATATTCCTTGGCTAATCCAACTTCAGTTCGGATAAATGGTAGACAAATATCCGCTAAGATTGAAGGCGTTAGATTAACTGATTGGCGTGTTGGCGTTATTAGATTTGATGGGAAACTTGGTAGTTTTAGATGATTGACTATGAAAAATACAAGATTAATGGTCAATTGCCATTATGGGCTGTATCTTTTCAAAAAGTAGAGAAAATCTTACAACCTGCTTTAGAATACGACAATACATATAATATGCAGGACGTAGCCGACTGTATTGACAGTTGTACGATGCAATTATGGCCTAGTACTAATAGCGCAATTATTACTCAGGTTCAAAACTTTCCAAGGATGAAGGTTTTGCACATATTCTTGGCAGGTGGTAATCTAGAAGAATTAGAGATACTTGCCCACCATATTCAGAAGTTCGCTGAAGACATGGAATGCCAAAAGATCACCTTAACAGGACGTAGAGGCTGGTCAAGAACTTTTGTATCCAAATTTAACATGAAGCCAACACATTATTGGCTATCAACGGAGGTGTAATTATGTCTGGTGGCTCAAGTCAACAATCACAGCAGCTTGATCCTGCATTTCGTGATGCTTTTTTACAGAATGTAACAAGCGCACAAGGTGTTGCCGCAGGTTTGGCTCCAAGAGAGTTTGCCGCATTTAATCCAGATCAACAAGCTGGCTTTAATGTTGCTCGTCAGTTTGCAGACCCCCGTGGTGAGGTTTTTACTGGTATGCGCTCGGCATTTGATGTTGCTGGTCGTGTTGCTAATTACAATCCCCAGAATGTTACATATAACGCTTATGGTGGAGCAACTGTAGATCCTGCTGCTTTGGCTGCTCAACAAGGTTATAACGCTTCTACTGGTCAATTTGCATCTGCTGGTCCTGCCGCTACATTTGGTGGCGCACAAGCATCTCCTGCATCTTTAGCCCAAGCAACTGGTTACACGGCAGAACGATTCGGAGGTGCATCTGCTGGTGCGGCTGAAAGAGCGCAAGCAGCTCAATTTGCTCGTTCAAATGTTCGTGATGTTGCCGCAGATCGTATTGTTGCAGAGCGTATTGCCGCTGCCCAAGCAAATCGTGCTGGAGCAAGAGATGTATCTGCTACTGGCGTAACAGGCGCTCAAGTCGCATCTGAAGCTTTGGGTCAGATTGCCCCGCAAGCTCGTGGGAATATCCGTGATATTGAGGCGGCTTCATTTCTAAATCAGAATATTCAGCAGTATATGAATCCATATACTCAGGCCGTTACTAACCAAAGCTTGCAAGATTTGGAGCGTTCACGCCAACTCCAACAACAGCAAACTGCGGCTCAAGCTACTGCGGCACGTGCTTTTGGTGGCTCCCGTCAGGGTGTTGCAGAAGCGGAGACTAATCGTGCGTTTGGAGAGAATGCGGCTCGATTGGTTGCTCAACAGAATGCTGCGGCTTATCAAGCGGCTCAACAAGCTTCTGAGGCTGATCTTGCTCGTGCTATGCAATCACAGCAACTTAACCAAGCTCAAGATGCTGCAACTACTCAGCAAGCATTGCAATTGGCAGGTCAGTTTGGTTTAGCTAATCAAGATGCTAACTTACGGGCGGCTTTGGCTAATCAAGGTGTTGATGTTCAATATGGATTATCAAATGCTCAACTTGAACAACAAGCAAGATTGGCAAATCAGTCTACTGGATTGACTGCTGCACAAGCAAATCAAGATGCAAATTTACGGGCAGCTCTTGCAAATCAAGGCTATGATTTTAGTGTTGGTCAAATGAACACAATGAACCAACAAGCAGTTAATTTGGCTAATGCTGCGGCTGCTAATCAGATGTCTCAGTTTAATGCTGGTAATCAACAGCAAGCAGGTTTAGCATCACAGGCAGCAGTTAATCAAGCTTCTCAGTTTGGTGCTGGCGCTCAGAACACTGCTGCCGCACAAAATGCTGCCGCACAAAATGCTTTGGCTCAATATAACGCAAGCAACTTGCAACAAGCAGGATTGTCTAATGTTGCGGCTCAGAATCAAATGGGTCAGTTTAATGCGGCTAATCAACAAGCAATGGCCTTGGCAAACATGGGCGCTCAAAACCAAGCCTCACAGTTTGGTGCTTCTGCATTTAACCAAGCAGGTTTAGCTAATCAAGCGGCTTTGAATGCTCGTGCTGCCCAACAAGCGGGATTGACTCAGCAAGCAGGTTTGACTAATGCTCAGAACTTCTTGCAAGCTAATTTAGCTAATCAGCAAGCAGGGTTAACTGCTAACCAACAGCGTTTAGGTGCTTCTGGTCAGATGGCTAATATTGCACAAGGTGGTCAGCAGATGGGTCTGGCTGGCGCACAAGCTTTGGCAAACATTGGAAATGTTCAGCAGCAGTTCTCACAACAACAGTTGGATGCCATCCGCAATCTGCCATTGGAGCAACAACAGATTCTCAACCAAGCATTGGGACTCAATGTTGGTGGTGGTTCGGGAATGCAATCATCTTCTACTTCACGCCAAGGCTTGCTTGGTTTGTTGGGTATCTAAGGAGTTTATATGTTTAATCTTGGTTTGCTGTCTGATGCGGCACTTACTGGCCTAAGTGATGAGGAAAAGAATAGCTTACAAAAGCAAGCTACTCAACAATTCTTGCTTGGCTCCTTGTTAAGCAATGACCCCTCTATGGGCTTGAAGTCTGCTCTTTCTGTGCCAGATCAGTACTTGAGTGGTCAAAGAGCTATTTCTGAGATGCAAGAGAAAAGACGCCAACGTGGTGAAGTTGCTGGCTTTTTAGAAGAGTTTGCTCCTAATCAACAACAAGCACAAAGCCAAGCATTAAATGCAAATCTTGGAAGACCAAGGATGGCCTCAAGCCCTTATGCTTTAGGCACAGCTTTAGGTTTGCCACAAGAGCGTGTTGAGCCACAAGTTATTAATCAACCAGTTGATTATCAGCAAGCATTATCTGCATCTTTGCGTTTGTCTGGGAATCCTGCACAACCTCAGATTCGTGAAACTTTGACGGCTATGCAACCAAAGTTCCAAGGTGATTTGCGTGTAGATGCAAGCGGCAATGTTTTAAGTGGTTTGCCAACTATGAAAGATGGTGTTGTATCTCAATACAATCCTCTAACCCGTGGATATGCTTCAGCTCCTGCACAGGGTTACAGAGAGTCTAGAATTTTAGCAACTCCTCCAGAAGTATCTACCAATACAGAACTTGTACCAAGGCCAGGTGGTGGGTTCATGCAACAACCAATATTTGGTGCTGTTGAATCTGTTGGAGCAATTGAATCAGCCAAAGCTCTGGCTCAAGCTCAAGCTCAAGTTGAACAAGTTATTGGTCTTGATGGGAAAACATATTTTGTTCCTAGGTCTTCATTGCTTACTCAACGTCCATCTGGAGTTACATCTACTGGGGCGGGTGGCAAAACAGGTGGAGTTGGTGGCGGTGCAGTAGCTAAGATTTCTCCTGCCCAAGAAGCAGTAAATCTGGCAACATCAAACCGATACAATGAATTTACAAAGACTGCTCTTGATGCCGCATTAACTGTCGGTGATCGCAAAACTTCTGCTGAGTATTTATATAACGCTGCTGAACAACTTGATCCAAATAAACTGACAGAGTTTTTTGCAACAGGTGCAGCTTATATGCGGGCTATACCTGGTGTTGGCGACAAGTTTGATTCATTGGTAGGTAATGTCAACTTGCTTAATAAGACACGTTCTGAAGGCGTTTTGAAGGGTTTGAGCAATATTAAAGGCAATGCCAATGCGTTTGAAGGTGGCATTGTTGATAAAGCCACTACTGGCGTAACGGATCCTAAGTTTGTTACAAAGTATGTATCTGCTCTTGAGATTGCTGCCGCAGATAAGGATGATGCCCGTCAGAGGTTTATTGATGCCTATACAGGTGACCCTAAAGCTGTTTACACGGCATGGGCTAACTCTCCTGATAACCCTCGCTTGTATAACCATCCAAAAGTTAACCAGTTCCTTAATGAGCAAATTGCCGCAAACCCAAGCGCACCTATTTTGCCAGCAGGGTTCCAACTTGTTCAAGGTAAATCTGGAAGATATGGCGTTAAAAAGCCAGATGGCAATGTAATGTTTATTGGTCAATAACATGGCAACTAAAGACGAAATCTTTGCATTTGCTGCTCAAGAGGCAGAGCGCCAAGGTGTTCCTCTTTCTTTGGTACAGAGTGTTGTTCAAGCCGAATCTGGCGGAACTTTTAATGCTATAGGACCCGAAACAAGGTTCAATGATCGTGCTTATGGACCCATGCAGTTAATGGGTGCTACTGCCAAAGATCTTGGTGTTAACAGAATGGATTGGAGAGATAACATCCGAGGCGGTGTTAAGTATCTAGGCCAATTAACAGAACGATTCCAAGATCCCACATTGGTAGCGGCTGCTTATAACGCTGGCCCAGGTAATGTTGAAAAGTATGGTGGAGTTCCTCCATTTAAAGAAACACAAAACTACGTCAAGAAGGTGGTTGGTATGGCTCAAAAAGATGATGAACAATGGACACCAGTTACTGGTATTGCTCAACAACAAGCTCCAAATGAAGAGTTTAAGCCAGTAACAGGTATTAATGTACCTATACAACAACAAGTAACGCAAAGACAAGCCGTTCCAACTACTGCTGACTTCATGCAGAGTATTAGAGAGCAAGCATTTCAGCCTAAGACTCAGTTTCAACAAGATGTTGCCGCTAGTTTTAACCCATTAGATGTATTCCGTGGCAAAACTACTACTGGTCAATTGGCTATGGGTGCTGGTGGCCTAATGGCTAATGCTATTACTGGTGGCCTGAGTAAGCTTGGATTTTCTGATGAATACCTTGGAATTGACAGAACTAAACAACAACCTGCTGCAGCGCCAACTCAATCTATAAGCGACATCCTTAAAGGCACTTATAAAATTGCTACAGAACGCCCAGGACTACTTGTTGGTGGGGCAGCAACTGGTATGTTTGATCCTGCTACTTTGCTATTACCTGGTGCTATTCAGAAATCTATTGTTTCTGCTACTCCTGCATCTATTGCACAGGTAGCCCCAAGAACTGTTGCTTTAGCTCAGAATGTCGGTGCTGGCGGTACTGCTGCCGCCCTTACTTCTGCAGCACAACAACAAGTTACTAATGGAAATATTGATCCCTATCAAATGCTGAATGAAGCGGCTGTAGGCGGTTTACTGACTGTTCCTACTGCTTCTGTAAGCGCATTAACTAAGCCAAGAGCGCCAGCTAATTTAACTCAGGCTCAGTTAGTTGCTGAACGGGCAATTGCAGAAGGAGCTACATTGCCTCCTACTCAAGTTAATCCATCATTTATAAATAGGTTAATTGAAGGTATTTCTGGCAAACAACAGACAAGTCAAATTGCTTCTGTTAAGAATCAGCAACTAATTAACGAACAAGCTCGTAAAGCTTTAAACCTTGCCCCTGATGTTGAAATAACACCACAAGTGTTACAGCAATTTAGAGCTGAAAAAGGTTTGGCATACGATGCTTTAAGAGCTAATCCTACATATTATTCAGACAAGCAATTTTTTGCAGATCTTAATAAAGAGACTGCTAGACTGCAAAGCATGAAGTCTTTAGATGTTGGAGCAGAATTAAAACTGTTGAACAACTTAAAGCAAATGAATTTTAATGGGGATGAGTTGGTTGAGTCTATAAAACGACTTAGAGAAAGCGCACAAACAAACTCTTCACCTCTTGCCAATGCTAGAGATAAAGATCTTGGTAGAGCACAAAAGTTTGCCGCCCAGCAACTTGAAGCACTTGCAGAGCGTAATTTAACAAACTTTAATCAACCTGATGTGATGAAGAACTTTCAGCAAGCTCGTCAAGATATTGCCAAAAGTTACACCATTGAAAAAGCATTAAATGCTACAACAGGTAATGTATCTGGTGCTGATTTAGGAAACCTTGCTAGACAAGGAAAGATTGTTCCTGCTGAACTACAAACTTTAGCCAATGCCGCAGGTGCATATCCAACTGCATTTCAAAATGTAGCTAGGATTGGTAGTGTGCCAGGCTTTAGTCCACTAGATATTGGAACAGCGGGTATTGCTAGTGCTGCGGCAGGTAACCCATCTGTTATGTTGAGTGCAGCAACAAGACCAACATTGCGATCTCTTGCTGTTTCTCCAATGTATCAACGCAATATGTTACCAAGTTCACAAGTACAAGCGCCTGGACTTTTAAACCAAATAACTTCTAATCCATTGACTAATTATGGAATTGGTTTAATACCTCAAAACCAATATAAGTACTAATGAAAGATTGGACTGTAGCAATCATTGCCGCAGTCTGTTTTTCTGCTTTTATTGTCTTTTGTAGTTACATCATAATTTGGGCGTACCCGTGAGATGGTTAATAGCACTTGTTTTAACTCTAGCACTTCACTCTACAGGACAAGACCTCTGTAGTGTGCGTGAGTTTTATGGCATAGCTTACACAGTACATAACCCTACTGAACGTCATCAAAAAATGTCTGCTTGGCTTACAAAAAATCAGAATTTATGTAAAAGTTCTGACATGACTGTAATTTGGAATAACTTATCTGAATGGGCGGGTAGTGCGGATAGTGCAGAGTTAAGACATAAAGTTGTTATTGCTTATAAGAAGGCAATTGAAAGGGAAAAGAAATGATTGATGTGTTACTTCTTCTTCTTTGGTTAGCAGTACCTTTGAACTACATCTACTGGATATTAATTAGAAATGATTGATAAGATCCGTTGGTTCCCTATGGTGGATGCTTCTGGTTACCCAGATAAGACTGATGCTGTTAATAGAAGAATAGAAAAGCATCAAGAAGAATATAGAGCAACTCTTAAAGCTAAGAAAGCTGATCAGAAGATTGATGAGTTGCTGATGGATTTGTATAACAAAAGAGCTGAGCAACAAAATCTCAGACTTGAGATATTTACAAATCGTAAACTAGATGTATATGTGTAGGAGACTTAAATGGAAGATGTGAAAAGTAGATTGACATTCTATGTAACCTTCATGGTTAGCTTTACATTATGTATTTCTGTGTTGGCTATGGTGTCTGCATTTGTATTAGGCTTATGGGCAAAAGAAGTAGATAATGCTGAGATATTTAAACTAATATCTCCAGCATTTCAAACTATTATCGGTGGCTTTATTGGCCTGTTAGCTGGTGTGAAGCTGTCGCATGATGATGACAAACACTGTAGAAGGAGTGACTAATGCTTGATATTTTATCTGGTGGTTTACTTGGTTCTATCTTTGGTGGCATCTTTAGGATGGCTCCAGAGGTCTTGAAATGGCTTGATAAGAAAAATGAACGGGCGCATGAGCTAAATATGTTTGCTCGGCAATGCGACTTAGAGCAAATGCGTGGACAAATGAAACTCGCAGAAATAGGCGCACAAAGAGAAGCCGCAATTGACGTAGGCGTGATGGATGCCTTCCAATCAGCCATAGAACAGCAAGCAACGATGGTTAAAGCAGCGGGTGGATGGGTAGCCTCACTTTCTGCTTCTGTGCGTCCTGTGGTCACATATTGGGTTCTGTTTGTGTGGTCATTTATCCATGTGTGGTTTGCCTATAACGCTTGGTTAAATGGTGCGCCAGCGGTTGAAGTCTTCAAAACAATGATGACACCAGACTTTTCTGCCTTGTTGGCAGGAACAATTAATTACTGGTTCCTAGATAGAACTCTGTCTAAGCGTGGGTTATGAACTTAGAACTGGCAGCAGAACTATGTATAAGGTTTGAGGGCTTTCGTTCTAAGCCCTACCTTTGCCCCGCTAACGTGGCTACGATTGGCTACGGGTCTACTTACTATGCCAATGGTACAAAGGTCACGCTAAATGACCCTCCCATGAGCCAGAAAGAGGCTTATGCGCTTTTAATGGTGGAGTTAGAGCATACCTACCTACCAGGCGTTATCAGAAACTGCCCCATTCTTCTGACAGATGAAAAGAAGTGCAATGCTATCGTGGACTTTTGTTATAACCTTGGTACAGGCAGACTCCAGACATCTACTTTAAAGCGGAAAATCAATGCCCAAGATTGGGAAGGGGCTAAAGAGCAACTGATGTTATGGAACAAGGGCGGTGGTAAAGTTCTAGCAGGTCTGACAAAGCGCAGAGTTGCTGAGTGCGCCTTGTTAAATTAAATTGTAACAATTCTTCTATAAGGTGTTGAAATGTCAAACATTCCTACGCCAGAACACGCTGAACTGTTTGCACAAAGTGTCAAAAAGTGGCAACAAGTGCTAAGTCTTGGTGATTGGAGAATAGAGAAGGGTAGCAAGCCAGCTAAAGCCGCTATGGCTTCTGTGGAATTCACTCCCGCTGCAAGACTTGCTGTTTATCGTTTGGGGGACTTTGGTGCTGAGAAAGTCACCCCAGAATCTCTGGATCAGACTGCTTTGCATGAGTTACTTCATGTGTTTTTACATGACTTAATGACTGTGGCACAAGACCCAAAATCATCTCAAGATGAGATTGAAATGCAAGAGCATAGGGTTATTAATCTCCTAGAAAAGTTACTGTCTAAGGATTTCAATGAGTGGACATAATGAAACGTGTAGCGATACCGAGTTTATCCAGTTATGGGGTCAACTTCAGTCTGCAACAAGAATTTCCGAACATCTAGGAATTAGTGTTCGAGCAGTTCACTTACGTAGAAGATACATTGAAAAAGAATACAAAATGTCGCTTCATGCAAGTGACCATCGTGGTGTTCAATACGACAAAAACAAACCCAAATCTTTTTCTCCATTAAAACAAATAGACCTTGGCATTCTTGATGGGACTGTTATCGTTTTCTCAGACGCTCACTTCATACCTGGTCAACGTACAACTGCCTTTAAAGGGCTTCTATGGGCAATAGAACAGTTTAAACCCAAGGCGGTG